TTCCTTGGGTATCCATTGATGCAATGGCTCTGGGCTTTCGGTCAGGGAGTCGATATAATTCCAAAGGAACTGCATCCGCCGCCTGATCTGGATGTTGAGCAACTCATGACACTTCTTGCGGGTCTTTTAGGATTTGGCGGCATGAGGTCTTTTGAGAAATCCAAAGGGGTGGCAGCAAAATGACCGTTGCGGCAGTAATGACGTATGACTCACTCGTCAACGACATCTCGACTTATCTTGAGCGCGATGATCAGGCGACGTTAGACAAGATCCCGCAGTTCATTATGTTTGCGGAGCAAGTCATTGCGTCTGAGATCAAGTTCCTTGGGAACCTGACGGTAGCCGATGGAACAATGACAATAGGCGATCCGGTGTTGGATAAGCCGGCGCGGTGGAGAAAGACGGTATCGTTCAATGTCACTCTGGCTGGCGAACGCTACCCGGTGTTTCTTCGCAAATACGAATACTTGCGCGAATACTGGCCAGACGACACGCAGACCGGGTTGCCTGCGTTCTATTGCGATTACGATTACACCCATTGGCTCGTGGCCCCTACCCCAGCGGCGGCGTACTCGTTTCAGGTTTTGTACTACGAACGGAATCAGCCCTTAGATTCGGCTAATCAGTCCAACTGGTTTACCCAGTACGCTCCGCAGGCACTTCTTTACGGGTCTTTGCTGCAGGCTATGCCGTTTCTGAAGAACGATGAGAGAATTCCGGTATGGCAATCAATGTACGACAAGTCGATTGCATTACTCAAACAGGAAGATCTGACGCGGGTCGGTGACCGTCAAACCACAGTGAAAGACTCATGAGTTACAACAGCCCGTTCACCGGCAACGTCATTCAACCGACTGACGTTTCATATGCGTCCTATGCTTTAACGTCTGGAACCATTCAACTTGAGTGGCCACTGAACGGTAACGATACGGACCTTGTCGCCGCGAGGGTGATGCAGGTCAGCACGACTAGCACGGCGTATGAGTTGTGGATGCCACCGGCTAACCAAGTGTCGGTAGGTCAGGATGCGCTGATCTATAACACTGGGAACGTAGCGCTGACGGTCAAGACCTTTGGTGGTGCGTCAACGATCTGTACGGTTGACACGAGTGCGTCAACGAACGGTTCGGCCAAGTATATCTTCATCACATCTAACGCAACCACAACTGGGACGTGGGGTGTGATTGCGTTTGGGGCCACTACGTCTCTTGCGACGGCTTCAGCGCTTGCTGGATACGGTCTGGCTGCCATCGGATCAACTCTGAATCAGACTACGCCGGTGGCGGCGTTTTCGTCATCATATACATTGCTTGCGTCCGATCGTGCGTCGACTTATGTGTGGACGGGTGGCTCTGGCACTTTGAGTTTAACTTCTGCGACGACGTTAGGAAACAATTGGTTTGTTTTTGTTCGTAACGGCGGAAGTGGGACTTTGACGGTTTCCCCTACCGGAGGGAATCAGATCAATGGGTTGGCGTCTTTAGCGTTACAGCCATCGGATTCCTGTTTGATTGTATGTTCTGGGTCGGCGTTCTTTACGATTGGCCTTGGTCAAGGAACTCAGTTTTCTTTCACGCAGTTGACTAAGTCGGTTGCGCCGGGAGGTGCGTTCACTTTATCAAGCACTGAGGCTGCGAATGTTATTCAAAAGTATACTGGGGCGTTGTCATCTAACGTCACAGTGACAGTACCTCAGACGATTCAGATCTACTACATCACAAACCAGACGACGGGTCCGTACACTATTACGTTCACGACTGGGGCTTCTGGTGGCGCTACGGCGACGGTGCCGACTGCGCAGCAGATTATCCTGTTGTGTGATTCGGTTAATCTTTACAACGCATCTACTATTGCGGCTGGTGCTACTGGTGTTTCGTTGTCCAACGGTGCTGTTGGGGCTCCCTCACTGAGTTTTGCAAGCGAAAACACGACGGGTATTTATCGACCTGCGTCGGGGGAATTTGGTATTTCAATCCTTGGGTTTCAGAGGTTGAACGTAACTGCATCTGGAGTTGCCGTGACCGGTTCTGGTACGTTTACTGGTGGTGTTTCTGGTGGGACCTTCCCGTGACGGCAAAGGTATTTGCGCTAGACACAAAGCCGGGGATCCAGAGGGATGGAACCGAATTTGACAAGGACTTTTACGTTGATGGCCAGTGGGTAAGGTTCCAGCGTGGCCGGCCGAGAAAGGTTGGTGGGTACGCGGTTATCTCGGCCCAGTTGAATGGACCCTCTCGTGGGGTTTGGGTCAATCCTAACAACGGCTTCAATCAGATCTTTAGCGGGTACAGCGACGGCCTGCAGGCGTTGACCGTTGACAACAATGGGGTCGGTGCCGGGGTTACAAACTACACCCTGTCGAACTTTACGGCATCTGACAACAACCTCTGGCAGTTTGATGGGTTCTTTGACGTTACGGGTTCTGGTGTAGCGTCAATCCTTGCGCATCCGGGTCAGAACCTAGTTGAGACTGATTCAACATTTAACACGCCGGTCTTGATTGGTAACATCAACGGCACGACGCTCTCCCAAATTGGGACATTTACTGACGCCAACGCTTCGCTAACAACCGGTTCGCCAGTTGTTACGTTTAGCCAAGCGGACATTTTGATTGGCGCAGGTCAGACGGTAACGGGTACGGGAATCCCGGCCAGCACTAAAGTTTTGTCAAAGGTTGAGGCTGCAGACATTCTTTCGTCTGTTGCGGTTACGGGCACCGCAGGGCAATTGTCTTGTGCGGCAACACCGGGGTTGTATGTTGGCCAGACGGTATCTGTGACCGGCAATCTTGGAACCGAGACGTTGGCAAGTGTAGCAATTACAAGCACGGCCGGAGCCTTCTCCTGCACGTCAACCACGAGCCTTTACGAAAACGCGCCGGTCACGGTCACTGGAACTCCTACGGGGCAGACATTGGCCAGCGTAGCGGTTAGCGGGACGAGCGGGTTCGGAACCTTCACTTGCACCTCGACGACGGGTTTGGCAGTTGGTCAACCTATATCCGTCTCTGGCACTTACGACACTACTACGCTGGCGTCTGTGACAATTACCGGCGTAGCAGGGACGTTCTCCTGCACGGCATCTACGTTGTACGTTGGGATGCCTTTGACTACTACGGGAACGGCGGCTACGACGGCGCTTGCTTCTGTTGCGGTTACCGGAACCGGTGGGCAGTGCTCGTGTACTGCGGTGGCTGGGTTATACATTGGCCAACCCGTGTTGGTGACCGGAACTTTAACCGGCACACAAACCGGCATCAATACAAATACCATTTATTACATTATTGCCACAAACGGCACAACAACATTTACGTTATCGGCCACTTTGGGCGGTAGCGCCATAACAACCACCGCTGGCACCACAACTGGTTTGACTTTCACGGTAACTTTGCAAACCGGAGTTGTAACCAACAGAACGTACTACGTTATTGCAACCAACGGAACTACGACGTTTACGTTGTCAGAGACGCTTAATGGGTCGGCTATTAACACGACCGTCAATAGCATTTCTGGGCTTACTTTTGCGGGTCCTGTAGGGACAGGGTTGGTATCAGGACGATCGTACTTCATCATCGTCACCAACGGAACGTCTTCGTTTACGTTGTCTTCAGCGTTGAGCGGTACTCAGTTGACTGGTGTATACGGCGCAACCACTGGACTTAGCTTTACGCTAAGTACCTTCTCTGGCATCACTACAGGCACCACTTACTACATTAAAGGGGTGCCGACTACGACTTCGTTTGTGTTGGCTGCTACGGTTGGTGGCACGGCAATCACAACGGTTACTGGGGCTTCGCTTGCTGGGTTGACGTTTAATCTCACGAAGAGCACCGGTCTTACGTCTCCGCAGACGTACTACATCATTGCCACCAACTATTCGACCACGTTTACGTTGTCGGCTACGAGCGGTGGTTCTGCTGTCACCACGATTGTAACTTCTACAACCGGGCTTGTTTTTACGCTTGGTTCGTACACCAAGGTCACACTGTCAAACAACGCAACAGCGACCGGCAACTCAACGCTCACGTTTAACAACAACGTCAGCGTTTCTGGCGGGGTGGTAACTCTTCACCCTTACGTTTTTGTCTATGGAAACAACGGGTTGATCAAGAACTGCGCTGCAGGCAATGCGCAGGATTGGGTCTCAAGTGACGCCAATGAAGTCAATGTGGCGACCGGCAAGATCGTCCAAGGGCTTCCTGTTCGGGGTGGATCAAATGCTCCCTCTGGGTTGTTCTGGAGCCTTGATAGTCTAATTCGAGTTTCCTACATCGGTGGTTCAGGAAACCCGCCTCAGTTCTGGCGGTATGACATCATCTCAAGCCAATCGTCTATCCTTTCAAGCCAGTCGGCAATTGAGTATGACGGAGTTTATTACTGGTGCGGTGTTGACCGGTTTTTGTTGTACAACGGTACGGTCAAAGAGATTCCGAACAACTTCAACCAGAACTACTTTTTTGACAACCTGAACTACAACCAACGCCAAAAGGTGTGGGTGACAAAGATCCCTCGTTACGGTGAGATCTGGTGGTTCTATCCGCGCGGTGACGCGACTGAGTGTACTGACGCCATTATCTATAACGTGCGTGAGGGTGTCTGGTACGACGCAGGGCAGGCTATTGGTGCAAGAAGGTCCGCTGGGTACTTCTCTCAGGTTTTCTCTCATCCTGTGATGGCAGGCTGGGAAACTCCGGAGCTCGACGTTGTGTACTCGGGTACGATGCCAACGGTCAACGGAAGTTTTGAGTTGCCACAGACAACGTCTATCCCCTCAATTGGGTTGACGCAGTTAGTGACGGGAGCCAATATTGCGGCAAATGCGCAGGTTTCTGCTATCAGGAGCGATGGAATTCAGACGCTTAACACCCTTGTTGGTGGTTCTGGGTACGTCAATGGGACCTATACCAATGTCTCGCTCACTGGCGGTAGCGGAGCGGGTGGTAAGGCCACGATCATAGTAAGTGGCGGCGCGGTGACTTCGGTGACCGTTACGACCTTTGGCGCCGGGTATCAGGTTGGAAATACGCTGAGTGCTACTAATACTAGCTTAGGGGGCTCGGGGGCGGGTTTCTCCATTCAAGTGAGCGCGTTATACCCGCAAGTGATTGTGATGTCACTGGCGGCGATTGCGACGGGTTCTAGCGCGGTGACGTTCACGACGAATCCGAACCTGATCAAGATGTGGCAGCACGAGATCGGAGCGGACGCAATTGATGGTCAAGATGTGTTGGCCATTGACTCGTACTTTGAGACCAATGATCTTGGTTGGGTTGCTGGTGGACCTTCAGAGCCTTCGATGATGGGTGAGAATCGCTGGCTAAGGCTGGAGAGGATTGAGCCTGATTTCATTCAGTCTGGCGATATGACGGTTGTTGTGACCGGGCGGCCATTTGCTCAGGGCGGGGACGTTGAGTCTGCGGAGTATGTGTTCGGGCCAAGTACCGGGAAGGTAGACCTGAGGGAGCAGAGACGGGAGTTGAGGTTGCGATTCCGGTCTAACGTAGCTGGTGGTAATTACCAACTTGGCAAGTTGCTGCTGAATGCGACGATCGGTGATGTGAGGCCGTACTAATGCAGCCACTTGTCTACGATCCTCGGTATCATACGTTTGAGTCTTGGGCTGCGTTGATGTGTGAGCAGTATGCTGCGCAGCAGTTAGAGATTCCAACGGCAACAACCAATTGGAAGACTTGGGGCAACGGCATCAATGCGATTGATGTGTTTGCTAACGAAGCCATTCCTCATACTGAGAGCTACGATAACTGGTACGACTGGGCTGCTGCCTTGCTCGGAACTGTAAACCCAGAAACAGGTTGATATGGCTAATAAAATTGGCGTTGATTTTGCGAGAAACTTTTTAAAGGGTCGCGGTGTAGACACGTCTAATTTAGACGCTACGCAATTAGCGAGTCAGCTTGGGCAGTACAATCCGGGCGAGCAGTTCGAAATTACCGGCTATCAGTCCCCAGTGGTTTCTGCTCTGCCGGCTCCTGACACAACAAATGTAGCGCAGAACACTACATTCGCATCGCCACTATCGCAAAATGCAACATCAGTTACTACATCGAGCGAGCCTGTAGGAAATATTTCTGCGTTCAGTGGAGCGCCAGCGAGCAATGCTTTTGAAACATCTACGGTAGGCGCTGACAACGCGATTCGAGCACTACAAAACAGAGGAATTAACACAACTGGTTTTTCAAATGCTCAATTAGCAAGTGAACTAGGGAAGATAGATCCAAGATCAAAATTCACAGTTGTTGATAAGCAGGACTACGTTGCCCCAACGAGCGGATTAGCTGCTTCTAATCAGACGGCTGCTGACACCAGTTACAGCCCTATCGGTTCGGAAAGCTACACTGGTAAACAGATTGAGCCGGTACAGTCCGAAGTGACGGGTGGTTATGATGCAATAATTGGTCAATTAGGTGGATCAAACCCTGCCAGTAATTCTATTGCGGAAAATTTTGTAAAACAAGGGGTTTCTGATCTTAATGATATCGGCGTAAGGCAAGTTGAAGCTATAGAGCCCGGAGTAAGCAACAGCGAGAATTACATTCCGGATAGAACTTATTTAACAAACGAATTT